TCCGCGGCGAAGCCCGACAGAACATCATGGGCAGCGTTCCGGAGGCCATCTGGACCGACTGCTGCGCCAACCTCAACGAGCTGACCATGGCCTTCTACGGCTGGGAGTTCGACTGCTACAAGGTCAGCGGCTACTTCACGATCTGCAATGCCAACCTCGAGGACAGCGACCTCGACCTGCTGGCCGAGCTGCTCACCGCCATGGGTGAGGCCATCGGCCTCGCGCTCGACAAGGCGATCCTCTACGGCCGCAACACCAACACCGCGCTCAAGATGCCGATGGGCATCATGACCCGCCTCGCCCAGACCGCGGCCCCGTCCGGCTACCCGGCCACCGCAAGGCCCTGGGCGGATCTGCACAGCAGCAACCTGATCGCCATCGGCACTGCACAGGCTCCGAAGACCGGCCTCGCGCTCTTCCATGACCTGCTCATCGGCTCCGGTGCCATCAAGGGCAAGCACGCCACCCGCGGCAAGACCTGGTGCATGAACGAGACTACCCTCACCAAGCTGCAGGCCGAAGGCCTGGCCGTCAACGCCGCAGGCGCGATCGTCTCCGGCTTCGGCACCCAGATGCCCGTCATCGGCGGCGAGGTTGAAACCCTCGAGTTCATCCCGAACGACGTGGTGATCGGCGGCTACTTCGAGAACTACGTTCTGGTGGAGCGCGCCGGAAAGAAATTCGCGACTTCCGAGCACGTCCGCTTCCTGCAGGATGAGACCGTCATGAAGGGCACGGCCCGCTACGACGGCGCCCCGGTCATCGCGGAAGCCTTCGCGGCCTTCGGCATCGGAGGCACCGCCCCGGCGGCCACCGGCGTCACCTTCCCCCAGGACACCGCGAACGCGGGGGAATAAGCCCGGCGGCTGGTACGCTCAGCTCGTCCTCCCCTCTCCGGACCATGAAAGCGGCGGCCGTAACGACCGCCGCAGCGGAGCCGGAGGGGACCGCGCAGTCTGACACGGACGCCGGCAGCCAGAACGCCGAGAGCGTCCCGGACCTCACCGGGATGACCAAGGCGCAGCTGCTGGCCACCGCGTCGGAGCTCGGCATCGAGGGCGTCAGCAGCCGGAACACCAAGGCTGAGATCGTCGCGGCCATCGAGGCCGCGGAACATTAAACGGGAGGCGACGACATGGACATGGAGCAGCTGCTCAGCGGCCTGAAGGTCGACCTGGGCATCCGGGCCGAAGCCTATGACGGACGCCTTCGCGACCGCCTCCAGGAAGCTCAGGAACGTCTCACGGCGGAGGGCATCACGCTGGAGGACACGACGGCGGACCGGGACCTGGTGATCATGTACGCCGGCTGGCTCTGGCGCAGCCGCATCGACGGCGCGCCGATGCCGAGGATGCTGGTCATTGCCCGGAATAACCGCCTGTTCGGCCAGAAGGCCAGGACGGAGGCGAGCACATGAGCCCGAACTCAACGCTGCACACGCCGTGGTCGGATGAGATCACGCTCATCTGGGTGGAAGAGCCGCAGGCGGCCTCGGGCTTCAGCGGCGCGATCGAGCACCGCAGCGAGCCGCCTCTCATGTGCGACTGGGAAGACAGCGTGAGTCAGTCGGAGTTCTACCGGTCCATGAAGGCCGGCGTGCAGGCCAGCGCGCAGGCGGAGGTCAGCACGGTGGACTACCTGGACTTCTGGCCGGCCGGGTACAGCGGGTACCGCCTGGCGGAATTTAACGGGCGGCGGTACCGGATCGTCCGGAGCTTCCCGCAGACCTTCGATTCTCTCACGCTGATCCTCACGGAGGTGATGAGATGAGCGAGACGACGCTGCAGGAGGCCTGCGTGGCCGAAGCGATCCAGACGGCGCTCACGCCCCTCTTCCCCGGCGCGGTCTTCCCGCACATGTACAAGGGCCCTCTTACCGAGTACATCGTCTGGAACTACAACGTGGCGGGCGAGGTGTGGGCGGAAGGCGTACCACAGGCCGCGCGTTACCTCGTGCAGGTGCATTTATACTACCCGCACGGGAAAGACCCCAGAGAGGCCATTCTGGCGATCGAGCGGGCTCTCTTTGATCAGGACTTCACCTGGCCGATCCCGACGGACGCCACGGACAGCGACGGCCAGCACTGGGTCCTCGAGTGCGAATACACGGACGGGGGCGCGTTTTATGGCTTCGCTTGAGCTCTACGGACTGGACGAACTGAACGACGCCTTCCGGCGGATCGCCGACATCCCGGAGGACATCACGGCCGAGGCCCTGGACGCCATGGCCGAGGTCGCGGCGGACAAGATCCGGGCCAAGGGCGAGAGCCTGGGCATCCGGGATCCGGAGAGCGGCGAGCACATTCTGGACAAGGTCAGCACCAAACGAAAGCCCAAGATCACCGACACCGGCGGATACAAGATGATCAGCTTCACCGGCACCCGCACCCGCGGAAAGACCAAGACACGAAACGCGGAGATCGCCTTCGTCAATGAGTACGGGAAGCGGGGGCAGCCGGCCCGGCCGTTCATCCGCCCGGCACTGGCCGAGGGAGAAGACGACATCGTCCGGCCGGCCGGCAAGATCATCGGCGACTGGATCGAAAACGAGTATAAACAATAACACGAGATCACAAGGAGGATCGACATGCCTCAGTATGGACTGAAACACATTTACGCCGCCCCGTACAACCTGACGGCCGGCGCCGTGAGCTACGGCGCCCCGGTCAAGGTCGGCGACGCCATGGCGGCACAGATTGAGCCGGAGATCGTCGAGGCTTCCCTCTACGCGGAGGACGCAAAGGCGGAATACCTGCGGCTCATGGTCGGCGGCACGATCAGCCTGGGCGTCAAGTACATTCTCGCTGCCGCCCAGACGCTCCTGCTCGGCACCAGGGCGGACGCGCACAGCATCTCCTACACGCCGTCAGGCGGGAGTACACCAACCACCGAGGAGATCACCGGCCAGAGAATCGGCGCCAACGACGCGGGCAACTACGTCGGCATCGCCTTCTACAGCCCGGACCTGCGGGACACAACAAAGAAATACTTCTGCCTGTTCATCCGGAAGTGCCTCTTCGGCCCGCCGTCGCTTAACCTGCAGACCAAGGGGCGGAACATCCAGTTCGCGACCCCGACGATCAGCGGCCAGCTCATGGCGACGGACGAAGAGGACCAGGACTTCTACGCCTGGGCACTGGTAGACAGCGAGGCGCAGGCGAAGGCCTGGGTGCAGGCGGTCTTCGGGAACAGCCAGACAGTCGACCAGACCGGTGATCAGACCGGTGATCAGACCGGCGACGAAGAAGGCGGCAACCCGTGAGCCTGAAACTGGAAGAGCTCCCCTTTGAGTTTGAGGGGAAAACCTACCTGCTGCGGGCCAACATGAACGCCCTGGCGGACGTGCAGGAGGTGTACGGCGGGGCCATCACGGACGCGCTGACCGACGGGCGGCCTTACCGCAGCGTGATGGAGTTCCTTGCGGCGATGATGAACGACTACGCCGAGGAAATGGGCTGGCCGGAGCGCTTCACCCGCAAGAGCCTTGGCCGAAAGCTCAGCCAGGGCCAGGTGCCGATGAAGGAGATCTTCGGCCTGGTCACCCGGGCCATCATCCCCCCGCAGACGGTGTCCGGAGCGGACACCGAAGAGCAGACGGCGGAAACAGCCGCCGAGGGTCCCGGCGACTCGGGAAACTGAACGACCGGGCAGGCCGATCCGAAGGGATCGACTTCGCCCGGTTTCTCAGTATCTGGATGTTTGACTGTCACCAGGATGAAAAAACATTCTGGAAAACGATGAACCCGGCCCGGCTCCATGCGCTTTTCAATGCGTATTTCCGGAAGCCGGAACCGCGGAAGATTCAGCTGGATGATGCTCCGGTCCCGGAGAAAAACCAGCCGAGTCTTTATGATCTTTTTGTAGGAGGCGCCTGATGGCCGGAAGTGTCAGAACCCTCGGCGCGCGCGTCCAGCTGGACGGCGAGGCCGAATACAAAAAAGCCCTGAACGAACTCAACGCGGGGAACAAGACCCTCGCCACGGAGATGCAGAAGCTCAAGGCGGAGTTTCAGGGGAACACGGAGAGCACGGAATACCTGACCCGGGCGGGCGAGCTCCTGGAACGGCAGCTGCTGCAGCAGCAGGACAAGGTCAAGCTCCTGCAGCAGCAGCTGCAGGCAGCCGCCCGGCAGTACGGCGAGAGCGACACGCGGACCCAGCAGTTCGCCGCCCAGCTCAACCGTGCGCAGGCGGCGGAGTTTGACCTCCAGCACGCAATCGAAGAAAACACCGCGGCCCTGCAGGGCCAGGGCGATGAGATGCTGGGCCTCGGGGACACCGTGGACACGCTCGCCGACAAGCTCGGCGTCAAGCTCCCGAAGGGCGCGAAGGACGCGCTCAACGGGATGCAGGGTCTCTCCGCCGGAACCGTGGCCGCCATGGCCGCGGCTGCCGCCGCGATCGCCGCGGTGGTCAAGGTCGTTTCCGATCTCGGGCAGCTCACGCTGGACGTGGCGGCGCAGGTGGACGAAACCATCACCCAGAGCGCCATCACCGGAGTCCCGACCGAGATGCTGCAGGCGTGGGACTACGCCGCGAACCTCATCGACGTCTCGGCGGACACGATCACCGGATCCATGACCAAGATCACAAAGGCCATGGGCGACGCCGCCGGCGGAAGCACGGAAGCGCAGGAGAAGTTCTCGGCGCTTGGAGTCAGCATCGTCGATGAGACGACCGGCAACCTCCGGAGCGCGGAGGAAGTCTTCTACGACGTGGTGGATGCCCTCGGTCAGATGGACGCAGGCGCGCAGCGCGATGCCATCGCCATGGAGCTCATGGGCAAGAGCGCACAGGAACTGAACCCGCTGATCAACGCAGGCAGCAAGGCGCTAAAGCAGTACGGCGCAGAAGCGGAGGCGGCCGGGTACATTCTGGACGAATACCAGATCCAGCGACTGGGCGCCGTGGACGACGCCTACCAGAAGCTGCAGCTGACGATCGAGGCGAACCGGAAACAACTGGCCGCGGACTTCGCACCGGCAGCACAGTCGGCCATGGAACTGTTCAGCGACGTGGTCCGGAAGGCCGGCGAGATGCTGGAGCGATCCGGACTGATCACCAACCTCGCGAGCATCATCGAGAGCCTGATCAGCATCCTGCGGACCGGCGGCGAGATCCTGCAGGGGATCCCTGGATTCAACACCGCGCTGGATGTGCTGCTGGTCACCCTCGGCGCGGTGGCGCAGTTCGTGGCCGTGATCGCGGACGCGGCGGACCTGATCAAGAGCGTGCTGAGCCTGGACTTCTCCGGTGCCAAGAACGCGCTCGGCTTCGGCTACGGCAGCGGCAACGCGAACAACTACCAGCGGACCGTCATGCAGCAGAACGGCACCTGGGACCAGTACTCCAGCTTCTACGGCCACAACGCCGGAGGTACGGAAAATTGGCACGGGGGCCTCACCTGGGTCGGCGAGGCCGGTCCGGAGCTGGTGGATATTCCCCGGGGCAGCCATATCTACAGCAGCCAGGAGAGCCGGCAGCTGGGCGGCGACACGATCTTCAACATCAGCGTCAACAGCATCCGCGAGCTCGACGAGATTATTACCTGGTACAAGACCAGGCAGATGATGGAAAGGATGGCATGATATGGCGATTAAGACCATCACGCTTCCGATCACGAAAAGCGGATATGTGCGCGAGCTGGAACCGACGATCGTCTTCCCGACGGAGGCCGAGGGCGAGTACAAGGTTTCTCGCGACTTTGTCGGGACGGTCGCATATAAAAACGGGCTCTGCTTTGGGTTTGAGGCTCTGCCGGACCGGCTGAAGTATGCCAGAATTTACAGCATTGCCATCACGCTCAGCATTAAGCAGAACACCGACGCTGCCATATCCGTCGGCACGGATCCCATCGAAGACTTCGACCCTGAGACGCTCACCTACGCAAACCGGAAGCAGATCATCACGTCCCACGCCCCCTACTTCGGCGGAATGACGCAGTCCTTCCGCGACGTGACAAGCATTTTCTCGGATCTGGTGTCCGTCGAGGATCAATCCCGGATTTCCGTAACATTCCTCCGGAATCTGGCATTTATCATCCAGAACGCAACCCAGGACAAAACGGTCGTTATCACTGCAAAACCGGAATTAACCGACAGCAGCACCCCATACATCACCGTCAGCTATGACGACGCAGTCTCTGTTTCAGACAGCCTCAGCATCACCAAGCCGATCGGCACAAGCCATCCGTGGTGGTTTAACGCGACGGCACCTCAGACGGTCGAGTGGGAGCTTCTCCGCGACAGTGCTGACCAGTACTACTGCTACGCGGAAACCTTCGAGCAGGCTTCCGCAGTCTTCTACTGGCGAAAACAGGGCGAAACAAACTGGAATCAGATTCCGGTCTCGGGTTCTGAAAAACGTCTGGTCATCCCGAAAAACACCTTCGCGACAGACCCCGAGACTCCATACGAGTATTACGTCTCCGTAACCGACGTTCTCGGGAATGTGCTGACCAGCGGGATCGCCACCTGCGTGGCAGCGGTCAACCTGATCCATCCCCTGTACGGAAACAATCTGTCCCCCCATCGCTACTATTACAACCCGCACAAGCCGATCTCCTTCTTCTGGGAAGTCTATAACATGACAGGCGATGGAACCGACTCGGAAAGCATGAAGGTGATCGGGACGCCGGGGGACGTGACCATCGAGTGGAAAGTCGGTACTGACGGCGAAAGCCACTATTTTAACATCCCTGTTTTCGGCGCTTCCTCGTATGACGTCCCCGCGGAAACATTCCCTGCCGTGGAGCTGATCGGCTACAGAATAACGGGCACGGACTCCACCGGATACCCATGCACCGCGAACAGTGTCTGGCTTTACTTCAAGACAGCCGCCGGACCAATCACGTCGACAGCCATCGCACCAATCAACTCCGTTGAGAAGAACAACCAGGAGATCCTCTTCCTCTGGCAGTTTTCCAGCGATGACGGCAACCCGGCCAGCCGGTTCGAGCTGCTGTGGAGAACCTACGGCGCCGCAAGCTGGAACACGCTGCACGCCAGTTCCGACATTGTCACCCAGTTCGCAGCGGAGGCTGGGACCTTCCCGGTCGGCCAGATCGAATGGGCAATTGTCCCGTACAATCTCGACAACATTGCCGGAAATTATTCCGTCAACAGCTTCATCGCTTACGGCGCGCCGGAAGCGCCGCTGGTTTCCGCGACGGCCGTCCCGTTCACGACGATCAGCTGGCAGTCCGACGGGCAGCAGGCCTTTGAGGTCGACATCGACGGGACCGTCTACGGCGTCTACTTCGGCGACGACAAGGAATTCTCCCCTCCTGCCTATCTTGATGACGGAGAACACACGATCCGCGTCCGGGTGGCCGGCACCTATTACCTCTGGTCCGACTGGAGCAGCACAACCGTCGTCATTGCAAACGAATCCCCGTACGGCGTCTACCTCTCCGGTGAAGCCTCTGTCGATGCCAGCCTCAGCTGGGAGACCGACGCAGAGACTGGCGACTTTTACGTCTACCGGGACGGAGAATTCATCGCCAGGACCGACGCCTACACCTTCGCCGACCGGCTCGCAAACGGCGAGCACAGCTATCAGGTCCTCAATCGGCTGCCGGACGGGAACTACTGCATCAGCCAGGAGATCACCGTCGGGACGATCGGATACGGGACGTTCATCTCCGCAGCGGACCAGCCGGGCAGCTGGCTGGAGATCAAATACTCCACCGAACAGGAACGGGTGCTGCAGATCGAAGCGAGTTCCGTCAGCGCCTTCTATCACTATTCCGGTGATAAGTTCCCCCATGGTTTTACGAACGGGTATCTCAACACGCAGATCACATTCTCCGCCGCGTTCAAGCTTGACCAGGAAGAAGAAATCCGCGTCTTTGAATCCATGCTCGGGACGCCGGTGATCATCAAGCACGACGCCGATCCCGTCATCGTCGGCACAATGACCGCCTGGACCAAGTCCGCTTCCCGGTGGGCCTGGGTGAGCTACGTCATCAACGTGCAGCAGATCGAATGGGAGGATTTTGCCGATGAGAGATCATGAGGTCATCCGGTACCTGCTCCTGCGGAACGGCATCACCTGCGGGGAACTGTTCCCCGCGGGTTCTGCTCCGGTGCTGACCATGGACCGGAGCGGAGAGATCAAAATGTCCATGCAGGGCGAGTTTCTCGCTGAGGCAATCGACACCCGAGGCAGGCCCATCCAGGCAGACTGGGCTTCGGATGAGATCAAGCCCGTGCTGACCTCCGACGGTGCGGAGCACAGCCTCGGGATCCTGATGCCGTGCTCGGTCACAAAGAACAAAACGGACACCGCGGACACCATCACGATCCAGGCGTTCGACCGATGCTGGAGACTGAGAGACACCAAATTAAAAGCCAGCCATTACATCGCAGCCGGCACGCTCTACCTCGACGCGATCGAGAGTCTGATCAGCGCAGCCGGGATCCCGCACGTACTTCGATCGGAGTCGGACGCCGTCCTCCCAGAAAACAGGGAAGACTGGCAGGCCGGGACCAGCTACCTGACGATCGTCAATCAGCTGCTGTCGGAAATCAATTATAAACAGCTCTGGTTCAACGCGGAAGGGACAGCCGTCCTCGAGCCCAAGATGATCCCGACCTCACAGAACATCAAGCACAGCTTCACCGATAAAAAACCGGATCCACGCAACGCCCGAGAAGCACACGAGATCCAGATCGCTCCGCAGGTTACGCGGGTGAACGATTTTTACTCCGCGCCGAACGTCTTCGTCTGCATCTGCTCCAACGCGGACAAAGGCGCGGCCATGAGGGCCACAGCCGAGAACAGAAACCCCCAGTCCCCCCTGTCGATCTCCCGGCGAGGCCGCGAGATTGTCCGTGTTGAGAACGTGCAGAACATCGCGTCGCAGTCCGCGCTGCAGACCTATGCCAACAACCTGCTGAGCGCCAGCATGATCAGCGGCGAGGTCATCACCGTCCAGACAGATCTGCTGCCCGGGTTCGGCGTCGACGAAGCTGTTGCTCTCTCTGCTGAGGGAATAGACGGGATCTGTGTCGAGAAGTCCTGGAGCGCCCAGCTGACAGCCGGCGGGCCCATGACGCACACGCTTGAAAGGGTGGTGTTGAATCTTGACGTCTCATGAAAGCTCCGCAGGGACAAACGCCTGCGATTTTTACCTTGCAACAGTGACAGCAGTTACAAATTCGGGGATTCTGATTCAGCTCGACGGCGAGTCCGCCCCCATGGAAAAGCCCTACAAGAGGATCTACACCGTCAGGACAGGAAACAGGGTGCTGGTCCTCAAAATGAACGGGACTTACATCGTCCTCGGACCGCTTTATCCGCAATAATTAAGGAGGGAAACATATGGCTACGAATGTGACCACGGCGGTGTTCGGCGAAGGCTGCAACACCGCAACCGCGTCCCCGTCTCTGGCGCAGTGGGACAAGGGACAGGTTCTGCAGATCTCCGGCGTGGATCTGCCGGACGCCTATCAGGTCGAGTTCTCGACCGTGTACACCCGGAACGCGATCCCGATGATCGGCAACGCGTCCGGCGTGCAGGTCCCGAACGAGCTGCTGCAGCGCTCAGCGCCGATCACGGCCTGCATCGTCCTGCACGGCGCAACCGACAGCCGGGAGACTGAGTACTGGGTGACGATCCACATCACGCCCAGGAAGCCGCCGGAGACGACCACGCCGGATCCGGAGCAGGAGGACGCGCTCGACCAGGCGATCGCCGCACTGGAGGCGGGCGCAGCGAAGGCCGAGGCCGCAGCGGAAGCGATCCAGGACATGAACGTCGAGGCCGAGACGCTGGCGGAAGGATCACCGGCAAGCGTGGAGAAGACCGTGGATCCGGAGACTGGCGCCGTCACGCTGAACTTCGGGCTCCCGAAGGGAGAAAAGGGCAACCCGGGAACACCCGGACAGGACGGCACGACGCCGAACTTCCGGATCGGGACCGTCACGACTCTGCCGCCGGAGTCGCCGGCCGAGGCAACAATCACCGGAACGCCGGCGCAGCCGGTCCTGAATCTCGGCATTCCGCAGGGCGAGAAGGGCGAGCCGGGCGGAGGCAGCGGAACGAGCGACTATACCCAGCTGAGCAACAAGCCGCAGATCAACGGCCACACGCTCGACGGAAACCAGAGCGCGGATGATCTGGGGCTCGGGACGTACAGCAAACCGGCAAGCGGGATTCCGAAGACGGACCTCGCAAGCGATGTGCAGGCGTCACTCGGCAAGGCGGACACGGCACTGCAGACGGCGCCGGTGACGTCGGTCGCCGGCAAGACCGGAGCGGTCCAGCTGAACGCCGGTGACGTCGGGTTTAACAGTTCGGAGGAGTATAACGAGGGCACTGTCGGGGCAAAGCTGAGTGCTTTGAATCGCCATTTAAGTGACTTAGATGATGAGAAACAGGACGCTCCGTCAACCGCCGGAACTGCCGGTCAGGTGCTTGGATTGGATAGCAACCTTAACCCCGCATGGATGGATCAGACGGGCGGCGGTGGTGGTGGCATGAACATCGTGAGCCTTTCTGGAACTCAGATCACTCAGGTAGGTGCGGACAACACATTCTATGTGTGCGGCGAACTTACCGAGTTGACGTTTACTGCTCCGAGTGTTGGTATCACAGGCATCAGGTTCACAAGCGGAACGACTCCCACAGTTCTGACAATCAGCGGCGTAACGGCTTGGATGTTTGATTTTGATCCGACAACGCTTGAAGCTGACACCACCTATGAGATCAACGTACTCAACGGAATCGGGGTGGCAGGATGGGCGTAAGACTGCCAGCCGAATATCAAGAAGTTGAGTATCTGGAAAGTACTGGTACGCAATACATAAAAACAAATTATAGGCCTTCAAGGTATGACAAGGTCGATTGTGAGTTTTGGCTTGATACAATACCAATATCAACCTGGATATATTATGCGTTATTTTCAGCAGGTAATACAGATCCGCAGTTTATCTTTCTTATCGCAAAGACACCGGATGATATTTCGCGGCCCGTAAATGGGGCATACTATAAATACTTTGCATCTAACACCGCAACAAACTTCTATTTCTATCCAGTAGCAAAAGAAATATATAGCCTACATATAGATCAAAACGGACTTGTTTCCTGTAATGGCTATACAGCACAATCAAATTATGTTGGTGATGTAAATACAGACCTATATCTTTTTATTCGAGCAAACAACGCAGCCGCATTTGATGGCCGAATCTATAAGTTTCAGATAACGAACAGCGGGGAAACAAAGCTCAATCTCATCCCATGCTACCGCAAATCTGACAGCAAACCCGGAATGTACGATCTCGTCACCAATCAGTTTTTCACCAATGCTGGCACGGGCGATTTCCTTGTCGGCCCTGACGTAATCGATAGCATCAGTCCGTGGCTGGTTGCGTGGAGACGTATCATGATGGCTGCGGCTTCCGTAGCGAAGAAGCTGGTCAAACTGATTGCAACATCTACGACCGGTCTGGTGAGCTTCGACACTAACGTGAAAATGCCGACGAAGGTTACTTGTGAGTTTAGCCCTGCGCAAGAGGGAACGGGTGATCCGTCACCGGACAATGTTAGGCCGATCAGCGGGTGGACTGGGTGCGAAATTGGCAGATGCGTCAGTTTGCTTAATGGAATTACGCCACGCTATGAAAGCGGTTATGCAATTCGCGGAGACAATGGAGTCGCAACTGTTTATGGTGGCATCGGCATTGCGTGCTTGAATTATATAGATGTATCAAATTACATTGGAAAACAAGTATATCTTAATCACCGACCAACCGGAAATACTGGTGGATTTGCTTTTTACAGTGGCACAACAGAATCGTCGTATATTTCGGGATTTACGAACAACGGCATAACTACTCAAGGCGAATGGATTATTACAATCCCAGACAATCCAAACATCAAATATATGCGCTTCACAGCAAATCCAAATTACCTTGACAAAGTTATTCTCTGCTTAGTCGAAACCAAAGCAATCCTCCCCATCAACTGGCAAACCGAAGCCGGCACTATCTACGGCGGCACGGTCACGCTCAATGAGGATGGGTCTGCGGATGTGGTAAGAGATAGAAAATCGATAAGTCTGGAATCTTTAAGATGGCATCGTATACAGGATTATGCTTTTTACAGCGATACTAATGGTGACGGTATTTTTAATGGTTACGGTCAAGGCTCAATGGTTTGCGACATATACGCAACGTCTATTAGTAGAGTTAATCCAATTAACAACCCAAACAATACGATTGCTGGGAGAGATGGTTACAGAGGATTTATTATCCATGATGACAATGCGGCAACAGAAGAAGAGCTTATTAGTATAATAACCGGGCATCAAGTTGTATATAAGCTCCAATTATCAGCACAAACATCTTACCACTTCGACAACATCGGTCAACTCAACTCATTCATCGGAACAAACAACATCTGGCACAATATGAACGGTGATGTCACCGTTGAATATTGGAACAAACAGTAAAACAGTAAAGGAGAAATCAAAATGAGACAGATTTACATTGTAAACGCAACACAGGTAGTCACCAGCACCGCGCATCCTGAAGGAGTTTATAAAACTCTTGATGGCTTCCCGAAAACCTTCGACTCTCGCAACTATGACGCAACGGAAGCCAACCCGAACGGCAATCCTGAGCGTGCTTATGAGGTCGCAGAAGCAGAATTTCACGCTCAGTGGGCTGAGTTCCTGCGCTCCACCACTCGTGCTATGTGGGCTGTGACCTTTGAGAGAGCCGACGGTCGGCAGATTTCTCAGGCTTCCAAGGGAGCCTTCCCGGATATGACACCGCAGACAGAACCGGAACCGGCTGAATGAAACGTCTTTTGATTTGGATACTCAGCACCTATAACGGAGCAATGACGTTCACGGTTTGCATTGTGATTCTGACCGTGGTGGCGTGCTGGTATCTTGGACACGTAGTCACTTAATGGCCTAAATAGATTACCGGAGAACCTAATTATTGCCAAGGCACACCGGGCATGATAAAATGAAGAAGGGGCGAGACTTAATAGCCTCGCTCCTCCAACCACGGGATGATGGCCTTTGATAATGCCCACGCTTTGGAACGTTCTTCGTCTTCGCAATATTTGTCGAGTCTTGCGTAGACATCTGGGGGAAGAGTGCATGAGAACTTCACGAACTTCTCGCCCTTCTCTTTCTCCGATCCAAACCGGGGGCGGCCTCGCTGGGATTCTTTCTCAGTCATAGGGCATCACCTCAAGGCAATTTTATCACGGATGTCAAGGAGCTGAAAATGGATCAGGCAGTGCTTAGAAAGTGTTGTGGGGTTGCACCTTTAATTGTGACTGAATATTATCCCGGCACAACGTATAAAATGATGCGAATCAAATGTCCTAAGTGCGGGATGAGAACACAGGAAAAACGATTCTTTGCAGCCGCAGCCAAAGAGTGGAACAGCCCAGAAAATGCGGTTGTCACTTAATTGGGTTTCACGCCAAGGGCCGAAAACCCCTGTATTTACTGGCCTTTTCGGGCCACGAAAATTGACAGGCCTACTTAAGTGACAAACGCCTATCTCGCGAGGTCGTCATGATTTCGCGAGATAGGCACAAGAAAAGCAGGAGGATGCCGACATGCTATTAATCAGGATCATGGCATATCTCGCGGTATTCTCGGCCGCGGGGATCTTGGTGATCGGCTGGATCGGAGGCAGGAAGTCATGACAGCGGACGATCTGGACCGATGGATCAATGACCTATTGGAGGGCAGCGCATGAGCAACTACCAGAGGATCTACAACCGGCTGCGAAAAGCCGGAATGACCGACGCCGTTGCGCTCGGTTTCCTGGGCAACTGGCAGCAGGAGTCCGGGTGCGAGCCGAACCGGCTCCAGAATGACTTCGACCCGATGCGGATCCCTTCAAGGGAATACACGGCCAGGGTGACGTTTGGTTCGGTCTCACGGCAGCAGTTCGGCACCGATCAAAAGGGCTACGGCCTCGCGCAGTGGACCTACGTCAATGACGCCAGGACGGCCGGCCGGAAGTTCGACCTTTGGGATTTCTGGAAGCACTACGGCGGCAAGCTCGACAACCTCGACATGCAGATCGACTTCGTCCTCTGGGAGCTCATGAACGGGTACCGGGGCGTCCGGATCGCGCTCGAAGGCTGCACGGATCTGAAGACCGCGACGGAGATCATCTGCCGGCGCTACGAGCAACCGGCGAACAATAACGTCGAAACGCGCTACGAGCTGGCGCGGGAGATTGAGACACAGATCGACAAGAACCAATGGGACGCGGCCGAGAAGGCCGAGAAGGGAGGGCAGAACATGACAAAGGACACCGCGGTCAATATCGTCCTGGCCATCGCACGGAACGAGATCGGATACCGCGAGAAGATCAGCGGCGCCGGCCTGGACGATCCCCAGGCCAACGCCGGCAGCGGGAACTATACCAAGTACGCACGGGACCTCGACCGGCTGGGGAATTTCTACAACACTCCGAAACAGGGGTTCATGTGGTGCGACGTCTTCGTCGACTGGTGCTTTGTGGCTGCCTTCGGGCCGAAGATCGGCCGGGAGATCATCTTCCAGCCTGTCGGATCGGCGGGCGCCGGGTGTTCGTTTTCTCTTTCCTACTACCAGCAGGCCGGGCACTTCCATCCGGGAGACCCGCAGCCGGGCGACCAGATCTTCTACACCTACCAGGCCGGCGAGATCAGCCACACCGGCATCGTGGAGACGGTCAGCGGCGGGACGGTGACGGTCATTGAGGGCAACACCAGCGACAGCGTCTGCCGGCGGACCTATCAGCTCGGCGACAGCCGGATCGTCGGCTACGGGACGCCGAACTGGGCCCTGGTTAATTCGGTGTCCACTCCGGACACCGGCAGCCAGGACTGCGCGGCTCAGGCTCCCGAAGCGGCGCAGCCTGCTGAGGACATTCATGTCCCCGGCAAAACCTGCGACGTTACGCTTCCGGAGCTGCGCCAGGGAGACACCGGCAAGCCGGTGGAGCGTCTGCAGACACTCCTGATCGGTCGCGGCTACGACTGCGGCGGGAGGCGTTACGGAGGCCGGGAGCAGCCGGACGGTGAGTTCGGACCGGCCACGGAAGTGGCGGTCAAAGATCTGCAGCTGGCCGCAGGAATCAATCAGGACGGCGTGGTCGGATCGGACGAATGGTCAGCCCTGATAAATTCATGAGAAGGGAGCAGAGGCTATGAGTCTCGAAGTCATCACAATGATCCTGCAAATTTTGGGCCTTATCACATCGTTTGCGGCAGCGGCCGCGATCATCGTCAAGCCGATCAGGGAGCGACTGTTCGACACCAAGAGGACCCAGGAGGGGCAGCGCTGCATGCTGCGGGCCGAGATGCTGTCGATCTATTACCGAGGCCAGGACGCCGGCGGGAAGCTCAGACAGTACGATTATGAGAACTTCGTTCTGTTATATGCAGCATACAAGGCGCTGGACGGCAACAGCTTCATCGATCAGATCAACGAAAAAGTAAAAAATATGGAGGTAACCCAG